AGATCGGGCCGGGGCTTGGCGCCGCGCCACGGTTCACGAATGGCATTCAGGCGTCAAACGTCACTGGCACTGTCCTGAGCGTGGGTAGCGGCGGCGCGGTCGCACCCGACAGCCTGACGAATAGTTATCTTGATCCTGCTCTTGGCGCTTACGGCACCGACGCGCATATTTTACAGGCTGGCCACAAAGCGCGATTTTATCTTTCGACAGGCGATTATTGGCGCCTTGGCACGGGCGCTAGCGGCAGCAGCTTGACGCTAACATGCACGCTCGGGACCGCTCGCTTTGAAACGCCGTCGATGGCGGTTACGGCGACCACGGCGAGCAGCAGCACCACCACGGGCGCGCTAACCGTGGCCGGCGGCTTGGGCGTGGCCGGCACGATCTACGGCAACGGGGCCGGCATAACTAACCTTGCCAGTAGCGCCCTGCCCGCTGCTACCACAGGCGCGCTTGGCGGCGTCATCATCGGCTCAGGCCTGTCCATCACAACAGGCGGCACCCTCAGCGTTAGTGGCGGCGGCACCGTTGCCAGCGTCGCTGCGACCGGCGGCACCACGGGGCTGACGTTCGGTGGTTCGCCCATCACCAGCAGCGGCACCCTGACCCTCGGCGGCACGCTAGCGATTGGCAGCGGCGGAACGGGGCAGACCACGGCGAGCGACGCGGCTAATGCGCTACTTGGGGGGCTGTCTACTACCCAAGGCGCCGTGCCGTATCGCGGAGCTTCGGCGTGGACGGCGCTAGCGCCGGGCACGGCCGGGCAACGCCTCGCCAGCGGTGGCAGCGCGGCAAATATTTCCTGGGTTGATACCGACAGCAGCGCAACCTTTACCCCCGGCACCACGTCAATTACCCCGCCAAGTTGGGCGAAGTTTGTTCAAATTGAGGTATGGGGCGGCGGCGGCGGTGGCGGTGGTGGCTCAAAAAATGACGTTCCTACCGCAATCGGCCAAAGCGGGGGCGGCGGCGGTGGTGGTGGCGGCTATCAGTCTGGCGTGTTTCGCGTTGCAGATTTGGTCGCCACTCTCGGCGCATCGTGGCCGTGTGCAATCGGCTCGGGCGGCGGCGGGGGAGCTGGGGCTACTGCGGACTTGGTTACAGCCACGGCCGGCAGCGACGGCGGAAACACATTTTTCGGTGCGACAGTTGCAGCCGGGGCATGGCTTGCTGGATACGGCGGCAAGGGCGCAGGCGGCGGGGGTCCAAACGTAACCGCGACTGGCGGCGTGGGAACGGCGTCTAATGGCGCTGCTGGCGTTGCCGCTACTGCGCTCGCAGCGTTTATGGCTGGTGGCGTAGGGGCATCTGCGCCGTCGAACGCCGCCGGCGCGGCGGCAGCATCTATCGCTGCGCGCGGTAGTGGTGGAGGCGGCGGGACGGGCGCCGGATTCAGCGCAGCCGGCGCGGTGTACGCGGGCAGCGCGGGCGGGCAGCCGCTAGGCCAGACCACGGGCGGTCAATACAGCGCGGGCGCCGCTGGCGGCGCGGGGCTGACAAATGCCGGTTTGACGGGCGGCGGCGGCGGCGGCGGCGGCGGTCTGCTGGCAACTACAGGAACCGCTTACACGGGCGGTGCGGGCGCCGTGCCGGCCGGCGGCGGTGGTGGCGGCGGGAGCGGTCGAACGGGCGCAAACGGCGGCACGGGCGGCGCGGGCGGCAACGGTCAAATCAAAGTGAGTTATTGGTGATGTCTGACGATCCCAGGCTCTGGATTATCTCGCCCGATGGTGAGGTCGAGACATTTTTTCCTTGCGCTTTGGGCGCGGAACCTCCTGTGCCGCCGGGGTACGTCCTATCGCGGGTGGCGCCAGCGCCTAAGTCGGCGCCTGCCATCCGCGTTATCACGCTGGTAGCGTTCATCAATCGCGCCACGGATGCCGAGAAGGCCGCGGTCGCAAGCAACCCACTGCTTCTTATGGCGCTTATCGAGAAGGTTGCCGAGGGCGGCGTGCCTGTTGTCAATCTCGACAGCCCCCGCGTGGTTGGGATGCTCATTGCGGCCGGCGTGTCACCGGCTCGCATTGCCGAGCTAACGGCTGACGGCAACGCGACCGAAGCGGGCTGATCCAGTCCGCAGCGAGCACCGTTGTCAACTCGACCACCGATCCCAGCATCACCCGCGACATCAAGACCATTCTTGGTCTGGTCGCCTAACCGGAGCGCCACCATGGCTAAGTCCCCGATGAAACCGAAGACCATGAAGGCCGCTGAAAAGGCGTGGGAAAAGACCGCCGACGACAAGAAGGCCGATAAGGCTGGCGCGAAGAAGATGATGGCCGGCGGCATGAAGCGCGGCGGTAAGGTCTGCTGATGGCCCGCTCGCCGGCCTGGCAGCGCAAGGAAGGCAAGAACCCCTCAGGCGGCCTGAATGCCAAGGGGCGAGCGTCGCTGCGCGCCGAAGGGCACGATATCAAGCCGCCCGTGTCTGCCAAGCAGGCGGCCAAGAGCCCCGAGGCCGCAGGCCGGCGCAAGAGCTTCTGTGTGCGCATGTCAGGCATGCCCGGCCCGATGAAGGACGACCAGGGACGCCCGACGCGCAAGGCGCTGAGCCTCAAGAAATGGGATTGCCGCTAATGGTCAAACCAGTGTGGGACAAGCCGCGCCCGAAAGGCCCCGCGAAGCATCTTGGCCCGGCGCAAAAGCGCGCTGCCAAGGCCGCTGCGGAAAAAGCCGGCCGGCCATACCCGAACCTTGTGGACAACATGCGCGCTGCCCAGCGCGGTAAGAGTGGGGCCTAGGCCATGGCGAAAGACTGGATTGCCGGCGCGACCAAGAACAAGGGCGACCTGCATCGCGCCCTGGGCGTGCCTGCCGGCAAGAAAATCCCTGCCGCGAAGGTCGAGGCCGCATCCAAGCGCCCCGGAAAGGTGGGCAAGGAAGCCCGCTTGGCCGAGACCCTGAGCAAGCTGCGGAAGTAGCGTGACCACCTCCGGCACCTATACCTGGAACCCGGCGATTGACGACCTCCTAACCGAGGCGTGGGAGCGGCTTGGCCTGACCACGGCGGCGCTGACCGGCGCTGTGGCGCGGTCGGCTCGGCGGTCCTTGCAGCTGATGTTGGTGGACTGGACCAATCGCGCCGTCCCGCTGTGGCAGGTTGAAGACGTGACGCTGCCGCTTGTGGCGGGGACCGGAGCCTACACCCTTGATGCCTCCACGGTTGAGGCGCTTGAAGTGACGATTAGCGTCTCCGGCATTGATCGCGTACTGGCGCCCATCAGCCGGGACGTGTGGGCTGCGATCCCGAACAAGGCGACGCAATCCCTGCCGAACCAATACTGGTGCGAGCGCGCCATTCCGGCGCCCGTGCTGCATATCTGGCCGGTGCCTGATAGCGCCTATACCCTGACCTATTGGCGGCTGCGGCTGCCGCAGGACGTGGGCGCGCTGGGCAATACACCCGATGCCCCGGTGCTGTGGGGCGATGCGCTGGCGGCTGGTCTGGCCGCGCGCCTGGCCGTGAAGTTTGCCCCGGCCCGCGCCGCCGATCTCGCGGCCATGGCCGAGACTGCCTTTACCCGGGCGAGCGGCGAGGACCGCAACCGGGTGCCCCTCACCATCAATATCAGCCGCAGGCGCTAACCCATGCCCCAGCGAGGACGATACGGCGCGGTCAGCCGCCGCGCGCCCGTGGCCGCGGCCGTGTGCGATCGGGGCGGCGAAGTGGTGAAGCATAGCGAACTGCGGCGTGAAATGCGCTGGGCCGGGACGCGGTTGGTGCCGACCGGCTTCCTGTGCTGCCCGCGCCATATCGACCGGCCGCACCCGCAAGATTACGCGCTGGTGTTGAGACCCGATCCGGTGCCCGTGCGCGATCCGCGGCCGATGTTCGATATGCCCCCGCCGGCGCCGCCGGATCAGATCCTCGACAACAACGGGCTGCCGCTGTTCGACGCTGATAACGATTTCCTGACCCAGGGCACCGAGCCATGACCTACTTGCCGGCCAAGACCCTCGCTGATCTTCCACCCATTGGCTCGCTCGATGGTACCGGCAGAATTGCCGGGTCGCAGGGCGCCGTGCGGTCGGGGAGCATGACGCTGCAAGATTTGGCGGCGTGGATGGCGCCGCGGGTCAACAATCTGAATGCCGCCGCAGTCATCAATGACCCGACCGGCTTTCAGGTTCCGGGCGGCGTTGCGCGGTCAGTCGCGGGGCGGCTTGCGGAAACGGTCAGCGTCGCCGACTTCGGCGCCAAGGGCGACGGCAGCACGATAGACGGCCCGGCGCTGCAAGCCGCTTTCACCTTTGCGGCCGCAAATAAAAAACGAGTTTTTATCCCAAATACAGGCAGTGCATACTTAATCAATCAACGCCTTATCATCCCGAATGGCCTGGACCTTGAATGCGAACCAGACGCAACAATCAAGGTTGCCAACGGCGCGACCCTGGCAAACGGCCTTTATTGGGCGATCGGCAACGAAGCGACCATTTCCGCCCGCCATACAGGCACACGAATTGTCGGCCTCACGCTTGACCTCAATCGCCTAGGAAACGTCGATTATGGCGCGGCCACGGGCTCGGGAAATAGCCAATATGGCTACGAAGGCGTCATGCTGGCAGGGCTTTGCTTGGCCAATATCGATGGCCTTGTGGTAAAGCAATGCATAGTCAAAAACGCGACGGCATCGGGCATTTGGATTGTCGATTGCCCTTGGGCGGTGATCCGCGATAACATCGCCCAAGATTGCCGGTTTTCTGGTATCAGTATCCGCCAGTATCAATGGACTGGTCCTTTACCGGCAGGACTATGCACCGGAAACCGCCTTGCGCGCTGCACGGTCGGTATTCATCCTGGTATTTTTGGCCTGACTGCTGGTAATTTCTTTGGTAACTATGCCGAGGAATGCGGTGATTTTGCAAAATGGCCAAGCACGCTTTATGCTGGAACCTACCCTAATGTCTGGCCTCTTACTGGCACATACAGGCATTACGGCGATGCGGGGTATGTATCTCCTGCGGTTTTGGGCGACGGTGCCGGGTTTGAGTTTAGCGGCTATTTTAGCGGTCCATCTAGCGGCGTTGTTGCAGGTGCAGACCGTGAACAGCACATGGCCATTGGCCCTAATACAGCGACACGCTGCCAGTTTGGTTTGCGCTTAGAGCAGGGCTGCCAGCATGTCTCAGTTGTTGGAGGCAACTATTTTGCCAACATTATGGCAAATATTTTCCTTTTCAGCGCAACCGATGTTGTTCTAAGCGGAGTGAGTGCAGACCAAAGCGCGGGTTTCGGTATTTCAATTCAGTCTATCGCGGATCAAGACCAGACCGCTCGCGTGTCACTGGTCGGGTGCAGCGCCAGAGATAACGGCAACATGGCGCTGAATATTTCTGGCGCGTCTCATGTGAATGTGCTGGGCGGTCAATACGGCGGCAGCGGCGGCGGGACCGGAGCAGTTAAAACAGAAATTGGCGTTTTTGCTACCGGCGGTTTTTACTGTTCGGCCATCACGATCCGGGGCATTGATGTAGAAGGCAGCGCGGCGTCGTGGGTATATTCCGACAGCACTAGCCACACCGATATCGAGATCATTGACAGCCAGTTTCGCGGCAGCCCCACGGCGCAAATCGCGGGCGCTGGCGCATCGAATGTCGTTATTTCTGGCTGCGGCGGCATTACAAGCCAAGGCATTCGTCGCATGGGCGTGGCGGTTGTGCCCGGGTTGCAAGTGGGAAACACCGACCAAACCATTCAGCTACTTTCAGGATCGGGAGTTTATGGCGCGGGGCTGCGTGCCTACGGAAGCGCAGATGCTGGTCAAACAAGTTTTGACACAAACGCTAACCGAGGATGGGCGTTTACAACCGGGAGTTATGCTGCCTATCAGATGATTATTGCAGGGCCGGCCAACGCTACCGCGTATCCTGAGATTAACTCAGGAGTCTCGGGGCTTGCGGGAATAACCGCCCGCCCGCAAGGCGCGGGCAACAGCAATGCAACCCTTGTCTTAGGACGGTCTGGCACCGGCATTATTCGTCTGGACTACACCCCTGCGACGGGCAGCAATAATCAAGAGCTTGCCTCAACAGCTTGGGTCCGCACGGTCGCCCCCGTGCATGGCGTGGCGTTGCCCAGCTACGCCAGCGATGGCGCCGCAGCGACCGGCGGCGTGGTGCTTTATGGCTATTACTGGAACACCGCGACCGGCGCCGTTGCGCAGCGGAGGGCCTAACCCATGGCCGCAACCGACTACGCCGGCTTCGTCCAGGCGCTCACGCTCTTCCAGGCAACGGACAGCACCGACACCGATTTCGCCAGCATCGTGCCGACCATTATCTCGTCTGCTGAAATGCGCTGCTACCGTGACCTCGACCCGCTGGAGACGCGCAAGAGCAACGTGGCAATCACGCTCACTCCCGGCGCGGCGACCGTCACGCTGCCGTCTGATTGTTGGATCATGCGCGAGCTTTGGCTGGTCAACGGCGCGATCCGCACGCAGCTTGATCCGCGGCAGCCGGACTACCTTTCGGAATACTGGCCGAACCTGCTGGTGACGGGTACGCCGAAGTATTTCTCAACCCCCAAAGAGCAACAGCTTCTCCTGGCACCGACGCCGGGCTCGGGCTTCTCGCTTGTCTCTAACTACACCTACCAGCCGGCGACCATGAGCGCGTCGAACACCACGACTTGGCTGAGTGCCAACTATCCCGACCTTCTGTGGAACGCCGCCATGGTCTGGCTGGCGGGCTACAACAAGGCATATGCCGGCGAAGACCCGAATGCGGCGCCCTATTGGGAAGCGCAGTACCGGACGACGCTGGCGCTGGCGCAACTCAATGAGGCGCAGAAGCGCGGGCTTCCGGCGCTGCCGACCGCGCCAACGCCGCCCGTCCCCCTGCCCGCAGGATCGTAACGCATGGCTTCGACCTATTCCTCCCGGCTGCGGCTGGAATTGATCGCTACTGGCGAACAGGGCAACACATGGGGCGACACGACTAATCGCAACGAAGGTACCCTGCTTGAACAAGCCATTGCGGGCATTTCCAGCGTCACCATGGGGGACGCCGATTACACGCTGACCACGGCAAATGGGTCTGTGGATGAGGCTCGCGGCGCGGTCCTCTATGTGACGAGTTCGGTGGCGCTGACCGCCGCCCGAGCCGTCATCCTACCCTCTGTTCAAAAGCTCTATTGGGTAGGCAATGCCACCAGTGGCGGCAAAAGCATCACATTTCGAACCGCTGCCGGCGGCGCCTATGCCACGGTCCCAAACGGGTATTGGGCCTGCATCATGTGCGATAGCGTCAACGCGCAACTGCTCACGGCACCAACCGCATCGACCGGCGCGCTGAACCTCGGCCAGCCTTTGACTGCCACCATCGGGACATTTTCGAGCTATGTTTCGTCGCCCGATTTTAATGGGCAATTCAACGGCAATTTGTATGGCACGCACTATGGGTCGGTCTTTGTCGCGCGAGGGCAGGCGGCGACTTTTGGCTCTGAATCTAATACGATTTATTCGGACGGGGCGAATGTTCTCGGGTTCACGACCGGCGGAACTTATGCGGGCAACTTTGATGGTTCGGGAAACCTCACGGCGCGCGGCAACATTAGCTGGTCTTCGGATGAGCGGTTGAAGCGCAGCATTACTCCAGTGCTTGGCAGTCTCCAGCGCGTTTGGGCCATGTCACCGAAGACATGGGTGCGGGAGGATGGAGGCGCGCAACAGCTTGGCATCATCGCCCAAGACGCCGAGCGAGCGCACCCCCTGGCTGTATCGCGTGATGACGCGGGCATGCTGTCAGTGAATGTCGGCGCCATAGTCGGGCTGCTGGTGGGTGCGGTGCAAGATTTGGCCGAACGTATTGATCGGATGGAGGCATCTGTTGCCCAGCCTTGATGCGCTGTATCAGTCAGCCGTCAACAATGCGACGGTGGACGGCAAGGGTGCGCCGGCCGGGCGCAGCGTCTACGACCTTAGCGCGTGGGTGCAGAACCGTGGTGGCGCAGCACAATACAATGGCGATGGGCTGTCAGGCTGGATCGGCGGCTACAGCCCCTATCCGTCAAGCACGAGCGGTCAGGTAAGCTACAGCACGCCCGGAACCTATTACTTTACGGCGCCCTACTACAACACAATGACCGCGACGGTGATCGGCGCTGGTGGCGGCGGTGGCGGCCAAAATAGCGGCGGCAACGGTGAGGCATCCATCTTCTTGAACCTCTCGGTTGCGGGAGGGTTCGGCGGGAGCCCGGAAAGCACATCCTCGGCTTCTGGGGCCGCTGGCGGTAACGGCGCCGGATCGCCGGGCGGCGTTGGCGCTGTCAGCACCTATTCCACAAAAGACGCCTCCGGCACCTATTACGGCGGGAATGGCGGCAATGGAGGCTCTGTGGTGCAGAGCTATTCGGCCGGCCAGATTGCGCCGGGTAGCGTAGTTACCATCGTGGTGGGAGTGGGTGGTGCGGCTGGTGGCGGCGGCATCACCCAGCCGGCAACCGCCGGCATCAACGGCCAGGTTCAGGTGAGGTGGAGTTGATCCAGATCGCCCGCTTTGCGCCCATGGCCGGCACGATCGCCGAGCCGCTGTGGATCGAGGGCGAGGCGTCCTATGTCGAAACCGGCCGCGCTTTGCATGTGCATGTCACGCCGCCGGCGCCTGACCTGATCGGCTGGGTTGCCCTGGTCGATGGCGCCTCGGCTGCCTTGCAAGCATGCCGCGTGACGGGCAGCGAAGCCAGCGGTCTTCTGTCCTGGTGCCGGCCGGCATACCGCCGGCAAGGCTTGTTCCGCGCCATCCAGGGGCAGGTAGATGGCGACCTGCTGGATATGGGGTGCGCAGCTATCCGATCTTGGGTTGTGCCCGGTCCCGATGCTGTCGCCATGGGTGCCGCAATTGCGGCGCGCGGTGGCGTACTGGTCGGGCAGCGCACGATGCGGGACGGGCTGGTTTACGACGAGTGGCTTCGGCCGCTGCGGAGGGTCTGATGCCGCAGCAAAAGCTGATTTTCCGCCCCGGCGTGAACACCATGCAGACGCCTACCGCGAACGAAGGCGGATGGTCAGACGCCAATCTTGTTCGATTTCGGCAAGGGCAGCCTGAAAAGTGGCGGGGCTGGGTGAAATACGTCCCGTCCAAGATGAATGGCATTTGCCGGTCCTTACTGGCGTTTTCGTCCCTGCAAGGCGACCGGATGCTTGCGGCCGGGACTAATGAGCGGTGCTATGTCGCCAAGGCCGGCGATCTGTTTGACGTGACGCCAGTTGACCGCACGGTGGCCGCCTACTCCATCACTGTGACCTCAGGCTCAACGGCCATTGTGGTCACTACCGGGGCTACCCATGGTTGCGCGGTTGGCGATTGGGTGACTTTCGACACCATCTCTGGCCAGACCCGAACGGCGAGCGGCCTGACGGTTGGGGGCTTGACGCTCTACGGCGACTATAAGGTGACCTATGTTGGGTCCGGCACTGTGTTTGCAGTGAACGCAGCTTCGGCGGCGACCTCGACGGCATACATCTCCACCGGCACGGTGACCTGCTATCTCGGATCAGGCCCCGGGGATGCCATCTCCGGGCTTGGCTGGGGCGCTGCGGGTTGGGGCATCACGGCTTGGAATACGCCAGCGGCCAGCAGTAACCTGGTGATCCAGCCGCGCATCTGGTCGCTTGACGCCTGGGGGCAAACCTTGCTGGCAAACCCGTTCTTTGGCCCGCTCTACGCTTGGTCGCCGGATAGCAGCTTCAACGTCTCGACCCGGCTGGCTCTGGTGACAAACGGGACGCCATCCTACGGGCCGCCGAAAAAGATCGGCTCCATCGTGGTCGCCATGCCGGAGCGGCATGTCCTGGCTCTCGGCGCATCGGATCTTGGGGCGACGACAAACTACGACCCAATGCTGGTCCGCTGGTGTACGGCCGAGGACTACACGACATGGAACGCGCTGGCGACGAACAGTGCAGGTTCCTTCCGGTTACAAGGCGGCACCCGCATCATCGCGGGCTGGAACACCACCTTGCAGACCCTGATTTGGACCGACACGGCGCTGCATGTCTGCCGCTTCCTGCGCGGCACCTTTATCTACGGGTTCACCATGGCCGCACAGAACTGCGGCATTCTGGCGCCCAAGGCCTATGCCGAGTTGAACGGCGCGGTCTATTGGGCCGGGACGCACAGCTTCTGGCGGTACGCGGGAGGCTCGGTCGAGCGCCTGACATGCACGGTCGAAGATACCATCTTCGCGCAGATGACGAGTGCGCAGCAATCGAAGGTGACGGCCGGCGTCAATGTCCAGACCGGCGAACTGATTTGGTTCTATCCGAAGGACGGCTCAATCGAGTGCAACGCCTATGTGACCTATTCCCCCTCTGAAGGCGTCTGGTCGATTGGCGCCCTCCCTCGCACGGCCTGGCTGGGGCATGACCTGGCAGATGGCCCGGTTGCGGCTGGCGCGGATGGCTACATCTATCAGCACGAGACCGGCGTCGATGCGAACGGCGCTCCGATGGGCGACAGCATCACGTCCGGTTACGCCGATATCGAAGATGGCGAAAGCCTCATGCTGGTGACGCAATACGCCCCCGACTTCATGGAGCTTTCCGGCGCCGTCCAGGTGACGTTTCTAATCCGCGATTGGCCGAACAGTGATGCTCGGGTGAAGGGGCCGTTTTTTATCAATGGCGACAAGCTGACCCAAGGTTTTCGGGTGCGAGGCCGGCAAGCGGCCATTCAGATTAGTAGCGTAGGTGCCGGCTCTTATTGGCGGCTCGGTGCGAACCGGATCAATGCGCAGAAGGATGGCAAGCGATGAGCACGGCGCCAGTCCCGCCTCGGCTGCCACGGCTGATT